GTCAAGGGCCACGTCAGGGTGGTCGCGGCCGACGAGGTGATCGGGACTATCGCACAGGATGACATCAGAGTAATAGTTTCATCCTCCGGGCTAGGTCCCCCGGAGTGGGTGGCCGAGGTGCCGGTGATCGGCGACAAGGTGGTCCTCTACGGTAAGTCGAGGGACATCAAGCTGGTCAAGCCGGTTCGCGACGCAGGAGTCCTGGTCAGGATAGAGATGATGGTGAAGGGATAGAGCGATGGCCGACTACCCGGGAGCTATAGACGCGATCAAGAACCATCTCGTATCTGGGTGGACGACTACTCCGATCGCTCTCCAGAACGACAACTTCACCACCCCGGTTGACGAGTATGGAGACCCGGCCCCGTGGGTCATGCTCGAGGTACTGTCGACCAGCAGCTCTCTTCGTACGGCAGGGATTCCAGGCGATCACCTCTGGATGACCATAGGTCTGATCTACGTCCACGTTCTTGTCCCGATCAACACCGGGACCGATCTGGCCCAGCAGTACGCCTGGCAGATAGGGGAGCTGTTCCGCGCCGCGGCCCTCTACTCTGACGAGGACGGGTCGATCGTCAGGACAGGACTCGGCGAGGGTCCTCGCACGGACGGAGGGGGAACGGATGCGGACGACGGGAACTGGTTCCGCATGACCATGATCTGCGAGTTCGAGTTTCTGTTTCGGGGATGACTAGCGTTTACGAGTCTGTTCTTCTTTCCCTCGCGGCATGAGCGCCGCTCTTAGACGAAAGGAAAAGTGCCATGCCCACATATCAGTCTCAGTCCAACGGCTACAGTGCGTTCAAGATCCAGACCGCCCTCGGCGTCGGCGCCTCAGGCTCCGGCGGCACCGTTCTCCGCCAGGCCGGCGGCACGGGAGGTCGCCTGACCAAGGCGTCGACCGAGAGTAACGAGGTCCGTCGCGACGGCATGAGGGTTCGCGGCCGCCACGGCACTCAGAAGACCGAGGGCTCGTGGACGGCGGAGATGAGCATCGGCTCCCACGAGGCGATCCTCGAGGCGGTCATGAGGGACACCTGGTCTTCGGCCGATCTGGCCATCACCAACGCGACCATGACCTCGATCACCACCCAGGCCAACTCGATCACCGCCGCGGCCGGATCGTGGCTGACCCAGGGGATCAGGGTCGGAGACGTGGTTCGTCTATCCGGTCACTCGACCGCGGCCAACAACGGCAAGAACCTTCGGGTGACAGGCGTCACCGCCCTGGTGATCACGGTCGCGGAGACTCTGGTCGTCGACGCAGTCGCCGACGCCACCTTCACACTGACTCGTCAGGGCAAGAAGCTCGCCCAGTACACGGCGGGGAATCTGGTCAAGAGGTACTATACGCTGGAGGAGGTCGACCTCGACCTCGACCAGAGCGAGGTCATGCAGGACTTTGTATGGGGATCGGTAAGGTTCTCCATGGCTCCTAACGGCCTGCTCATGGCCGACCCCGGCGGGATCGGCACAGGTCAGTTCCGGGTCTATGGATCTGACTCCCCGACCGACGTGCCGGTGCTCACCTCCCCGACGGAAGGGACCGCCGTGCCTCTGGCCGTGGTCGACGCCACGATCAGGGTCAAGGGTCAGGACATGGTCGACCTGACCTCGCTCGACATCACGATCGACACGGGACCCATGGCCCCGGACGTCTTCGGTTCCGGCTCGATCAAGTACGCGCCGGACGTGTTCTCCGGTCAGATGGCCGTGACCCTCAACCTTACGGCTCTTCGTAAGGACCTCGCCTTCATGGCCGACTTCTCTGCGGAGACGGTCTACTCGCTCCACGTCCTCGCGGTCGAGAACGAGTCTGAGCCGAAGGACTTCGTGTCGATCTACGTCGGGAACTTCACGCTCGGCGGCATAGAGAAGTCGGAGCTGTCCAAGGAGGGTGGTCCTCGTACCCAGACCATCTCGATTCCCCCGGCCCTGGTCGGTATCGACAACACTGGAGGCGCCTACGACGCGACCATGATCAAGTTCCAGTCGACGGCTCCGTAAGAGGCAAGTCGGAGTAAGTGCGTTTTCCAACAATGGAGAGAGAACATGGAGAGGAAGTTCGACCTGACCAGCATCCAGAGTCTGGACGAGGTTGAGATCGAGATCAAGTACCCGGGGACCGACGAGAGTACGGGATGGTTCATCACTCTCGCCGGTCCCGGCCATCCCAAGACCATCGAGATGGCCGAGATCGCGAGTCAGAAGAACCTTCACCGTCAGAGGATGATCGATCAGGCCCAGATCAACGGCAGGAAATACAAGGCCCCCGAGATCGACGTCGAGACAGATCGACGCCAGAACCTCGAGGGGATCATCGGCAGGGTGATCGGGTGGAGAGGACTCTACGTAGGAGGCGAGGAGGTCCCCTACTCCGCGGAGAATGCCCAGAGGATTCTGTCCGATCGCAGGAACGACAAGTCGATCACCCAGGTGATCAACTACATCCTCGACGACCAGTCTTTTATGAAGCGCTCCGAGGCGACCTGAGATCGTTCGCGGAGCGCGAGTTTCAGCTCTCCTCCTCAGAGGAGGGGAGGACGTACAGGGAGACCCTCGAGGACCTTCGCGATCGGGCGGAGGTCAAGGGCAACTGGAAGCGGGTGGCGCAGCTCGAGGAGGAGCTAGCGGCTCCTCCCCTGCCCAGGGCCTTGACCTATCTCTGGCTCGCCTACTGGCGGCTCAGGAGAAGGAAGGGCGGAAGCGGCTTCGGTCCCTCTCCCATAGAGTGGCCGGACATAGACGCCTTCGTTCGTTACTCAGGCATGAGGCTTCGTCCCTGGGAGCTGGAGGTGATCGAGATGCTCGACGACCTATATCTTGTCGAGCAGGGCAGGCGGGCAGAGGCGAAAAGGACCAAGAGCTGATGCCGAGGATTCTTCCTATCTCAGAGCAGATCAGGATCGCCAAGTTCGGAACTCGCGCCCAGTTCCACAGGTTCGTAGTAGCTACCGCCAAGCGGGAGCACGCCGAGATCATGAGCACGGCGCCCAAGCCCGGCGGCTTTACCAGGTACGTCGACGGCGTCCGCGGTGCCCGGGAGGAGAAGGTCAGGGCCACCGGGATCATCATCTACGAGTACGACAGGATCGAGGTCGTAGTTCAGTTCGCCATGGACACCCTGTTCGACAAGTCTCCGGTCCTCTCCGGGGAGTACAGGAGCGCCCATACGATCTTCATCAACGGGGTACCGGCGACCAGCCTCAAGACCTGGCAGAGCGGAGACGACCTGGCCATCTCCAACATCACTCCCTACGCCAGGAAGATCGAGGTCGGGACCATGACCATGACCGTTCCCGGTACCGACCACGTCTACCAGCAGGCGGTGCAGATCATCAAGGCTCGCTACGGGAACATGGCCAGGGTTGCCTTCTCATATCGGAACATAGCCATAGCCGAGGGGGCCGCAGCCACCCGCTATCCGGCACTGATCATATCGGAGAACTAGGATGGCCGAGAGAGTCGTAACAGAACTCGTAGTCGACGCCAGCGGGGCAGCCGCCGGCGCGGCTGCGTACGACGCATCGATGAGGAGGGTAGAGACAGCCTCGGCCAAGGCCACTGCGTCCACCGCTGCGGTCGGAGCCGCGGTGACCAAGACCGGGGTGATCATGACCGCCGGCCTGGGCCGTCAGGCCGCCTCGTGGTCGAAGCTGGCCGCGGCGGCAGATCCGGTGATCGCCGCGACCAAGCAGCTCGAGAGGGCGACCGCCTCCAGCACCGCGGCCCTGGCCAAGGGGATCACCACCAACGAGCAGGTCACCTCCGTCCTGGGTCACTATCGTCAGCGCCTCGACCAGGCGACCGAGGCGGCTAGGAGGAACACCGCCGGGACCAAGCTCAATAGCGGGCAGGTCCAGAACATGACCTTCCAGCTCAACGATATGGCGGTCATGCTTGCGAGCGGTCAGAGTCCGTTCACCATGCTCATGCAGCAGGGCATGCAGATGGCTCAGATCTTCTCGCCCGGCACGGGTCTGGGGTCTGCGCTCAAGCAGATCGGCACGACCCTACTCGACTTCGCCAAGAATCCCCTGACCCTGTTCGTGATCGGCATCTCCACCGCCTCCGCCGCGGCTCAGTTTCTCTTCGACTCCATCACCGGCGGGGGAGACGCCGCAGAGGAGACTCTCAAGCGTCACGCCGACCTGGTCAAGAGGATCAAGGAGGCCTACGGAGAAACGGACGACGCGGCCAAGAGGTATCAGGAGACCCTCGCCGACCTAGCGTTCGATCGGAGGTCGGTGCTCGTAGATCTCAATAAGCAGCTCTCCGGCGAGTTCTCGGGGATCGTTGCGGCGATCGACGACTTCAGGAACTTCCAGGCGGGCATCTTCGAAGAGGGTCCTCTGGCTGGTACGATCGACAAGTTCATAGAGGGATTTCGTAACGGCGAGGCGGATATAATCGCCTTCAACAGGGAGTTGAAGGAGATCGCCAACAGCGATCCGACCAACAGGGCTCTTCAGGACATGGTCGGGTGGATGCTCGAGGTGTCTAAGACAGCCGCCGACGCAGCGGGCATGACCAAGGAGTTGAACAGAGCCGTTGAAGGCATGACCAGCGGCGGGTTCCTCATTCCTTCGAGCGAGCTGGCTCGTAAGGATATGGCGGACTTCGGCAAGATGATCAACGAGGAGATCGTCAACCTGGACCGTCTCACAGAGGCTCACCGCGCCGAGGTCGACGCGCTCTCCGCCAAGTCTCCGGCGGAGAAGGCCGCAGCCGCGGCGGCCAGGGAGAGGATCAGCCTTCTCGGTCAGGAGATGAGCCAGAAGGAGAAGGACCTTCGCGTCAATCAGGCCGGCGCCCTCGCCTACCAGCAGGCTATTCACGAGGCAGCCACGGCTCTGACGGAGCGCAAGCAGGCGATGGCCGACTCCGTGGTCGCCGCCAGGATCGATCTTCAGACCATCGGCATGACCGCCGGGGAGACAGCTCGCCTGACTACCGAGCTCAAGCTCATGACCGCCGCGGCAGAGGCTCAGCAGGAGACTGGCATCGGGATCACCGAGTCTGAGTTGACTGCGATCAGAGAGACGGCGATCGCCATCGGCGAGATCACCGACGAGATGACCAGGCTCAAGATACAGAGCGACCTCGCCTTCGAGAGAGGTCTGATTGGCCTCTCTCCGGAGGATGTGGCGATCGCCCAGCGCCTTCGCGGCATCTTCGGGCAGGACATCCCGGACGCCCTGGCCAGCTCGCAGGCTGCGTCGATCAGGCTCACCGGCACTCTCTCTTTCCTGGTCGACATCGGCAGGGGGATAGGGAAGGAGTTCAGAGATACCTGGCAGCAGATGGCCGTCGGCGCCACGGTCATAGATCGTCTGGTCAAGGCCCACTCGTACGAGATCGCGGCGCTAACCGCCAAGTCTCCGATGGAGAAGGCCGCCATAGCCCAGGCTCAGGAGAGACTGAGGCTGGTCAAGGAGGATATGAGCGCGGCGGAGAGAAGCGCTCGCATCTTTCTCGTAGGCGCCCTGACTCGGGCTCAGGCCGAGCAGGAGATCACCAGGGCCACCGAGGATCGCATCAGGGCTATGGATCAGTCCGTAGCTGCGGCCAGGCTGGACCTCGACACCATAGGAAAGACCGCCGGGGAGACCGCCCGCCTGACGACCCACTTCAAGCTGCTCGCCGCTGCGACCGAGGCTGCGTTCAAGAATGGTGTTGAAATCTCGCCGGAGGAGCTGGCGTCGATTAAGGCGGCATCTGACGCGATCGGTAAACTCACCGACGAGATGGCCAGGCTCAAGATGCAGAGCGACATCGCCTTCGAGAGAGGCCTGATCGGTCTCTCCGAGGCAGATATAGCGATCGCCCAGCGTCTTCGCACTCTATTCGGGGAGGACATCCCCGCGGCCTTGGCCAGCTCAGAGGCGGCGGCGCTTCGCCTCAACGGCGCTCTTCAGTTCCTGGTCGGCGCCGGTAAGGCGATCGGGGACGCGTTCAGAGAGTCTATGCAGCAGATGGCGGTCAGCGGGACCGCCATGGAAAAGATGACCAGGATGCATCAGCTCGAGCTCCAGCTGATCGCCACCAAGAATCCCGCCCAGCGAGCCGCCATCGAGATGGAGATGGAGAGGCTGAGGCTGATCGACGTCAATATAAGTCAGGCCGAGCGCGATCTTCAGGTCCAGCAGAAGGGAGACCTGATCAGGACTCAGGGGGCGCACGATGTAGCCGAGGCGACCAGGGATCGATTCGAGGCTATGGAGCAGTCCGTGGCTCAGGCTCAGCTCGAGCTTGCGACTATCGGCATGACCGCCGGAGAGACAGCCCGCCTGACCACCGAGTTCCAGCTCCTGACTGCGGCCAAGAAGGCCGCCGCCGACGTCGGCGGCTCAGTCTCCGCGGAGGAGATAGAGAGGATCAAGCAGACCGCCGCCGCGATCGGTGCTCTTACTACTCAGATACAGTCGCTCAAGCTCAATCGGGACATCATGTTCGAGAGGGGCCTGATCGGCCTATCCGACGAAGAAGTAGAGATCGCCAATCAGCTTCGCGACATCTACGGCAACGACATCCCGGCAGCCTTGGGCAGCGCCGAGGCAGCTGCCCTGCGCTTCAACAACGAGCTGGAGAAGTCGGCGGCCGTCGGAGAGGCGATCAAGGACTCCCTCGAGGGCGCCCTGGAGGGACTGTTTACGGGGGCGATCAAGAGCGTCGGCGAGTTCGTCGACGTCCTGACCAAGGGCATAGCCCAGGCCGCGGCCAAGGCTCTCGCGTCGAGGCTGACCGACAAGCTCTTCGGCGGAGCGCTGGGCCAGGTCGACTCTGCCGGTCTGCAGGTCTCCGCCGCCCTGTCCACCGCCGCGGCCGGCGTTC